CTTCTACTTTTGTGAACAGATCGTCAACAACATCAACTTTCTCTTCTGGGATTGTAATATAGTGTTCTGTAAACAGATCTTTAAGACCAACTAAGAATCCTTCAGTCAATTCTGTGCGGATTCCCTTTTCAATGGCAAGTTTATTTTCCTTGACCCATTCTTCAGAAACGTAGTTAAGATAGCTGTCTACCTTATTAACAATTTCTTCTTTGTATTCGTCGATCTCTTCCGCAAGTTGAGTTTGCATATTTGCTTCAAGCTCTTGCTCGCGCTCAATTACTACTTGATTAACCTTAGCTTGGACTGCAGCTTCAAAAATAGTACTTGCCTTTGCTTTGAAAGTATCTGAAAGTTCTTCACCTTCAGTCAATGCATCGATATCATCTTGAACATCAAGAGGTTTAGTATCAGATTCTTCATCTGATTGCTCTTGTATGCTTAGGGAACCAAGAATAGATTCGAAATTTTGGGCAATCTGATCTTTTTTCAATTTGCCTAATTTTTCATAAACAGCTGCCATCATTCCGGCTTTTGTTCTAGGCGTAAGATCTTCTTTTACCTTATCCATTTTCTCAGCATTATTAGAGTTACTAGCTTTACCCTTAACTGGGTTACCCATAGCTGTTCCAGATCCTTTTACTTGACTTGGATCAGGACTTTCTTTACCGTGGTCGCCATCTACTTTTTCAGCAGATTCGCCCTTGCCAGCTTTTGGTTTATTGTCAGCCTCTTGTACCTTTTTGCGTGCTTCCTGAACAAGACCTATCTCTTCCAATAACTCATCCGTCTCTTGGGAAGATAAGCCTTCTTCTACGCATCGTGTTTTAATTTGTTCAACGAGCTCTTCCCTTGCCTCGCCATCTAATTCCAATGCTTGTTGAGCTAAAGTTTCTAGTTCATTCACACTATTGGCAAGAGACTGCTGTTTTTGGACAGTTCCTTGTTCAGACATTTACAATCTCCTATGTATATTAGTATTACTATATATATTTATAAGATTAAAGTTTTGATAAAAACTTTTCAAAGGAGTCAACGTAAATAGAATCGTCCCTGGTTATTTTAGCAAATTCTTTAACAATATCGTTTTTGATTTCTTGAACTTCAGCTTCTTTTAGAAGACCATTTTCCCAAATCCATTCCTTACCTTCCATTATGCCTTCTACGAAAGCCATGGGGGCGGATGGATCTGCAACAATATCTCCTGCTGTAGCAAGATGAAAATCATTTTGTACTACTTGAGCACCACCTGCAGTTTTCAGAGAACCCATTCCTCTGGAACTTACACCTAATTTCGCACCTTCGTCAATTAGGTTTTTAACAATTTTTCCGTAAGGAGTTTCCATAATTTTCGCTTTGCCCGTAAAATTGGGGCCATCTTGTTTTAACTCTTTAATCATGTGTGAAACTCTTTCCAGATTAATTGTCGGGCCATCTGGATGACCTAGCTCGCCGAATGCCCTATTTGTTTTAATGTATTGGTTACTATAGCGATCTACTTCTTTTGCCATAGTTTCCATAGGGTAAATGCGACCATTTCGGTTTTTTTGTTCTGCTTGAAGAAAAACGCCTTTAATAAAATAATTCTTTTGATCTGTGGAGGAATCTTTTTCCACAAGCATTTCTACATCTTCCATTAATTCGCATATTAGCTTCATCGTTTTTCCTTAATAACTTGAGCGTGCTACTGGTGTATATTGTGCATTCGTAACACTGCACTTAATGAATTGGTCTGCGTCTTTTTGTATAATTTGTGTTACACTTGCTGGTAATGAAATAGATCCAACTACTGTTCCGTTCGTACCCGCTTCTGTTCCAGTATTGTCTATAATAGTAATTAATGTTACGGCAGTTGTAGTTACCGCCACAGCCGTAGCCTTACCCAAACTTAAATTAGTTGCTGTACTGACAGTATTTGCGGCTTTTAATTTCATTGTCTACTTTCTAAAGTGTATGTTTTATTTATACTAATTTAATGTCGTAGTTTACTGGCTCTGTCGTTCCGACCTGAACGATTTACATCTACTCGTTTTTTTGCTGTTCGAGCAGTTTGTGCAGGATTCTCATCCCATCCGACCCATTCACCTTTTTTATCATAACCTCTATTTCTTAATTCTTCTAACGCCAGCTTTTTACCATCAATTTTTCCATTTGCCAACTTTAATAAAAGTCTCATATGCATTGTTTGGAAAATGAATTCTTCATTTTCTTCATCACGGATTTCATTTAACGGAACCCGTTTATCTGTTGGTAAAAAAGAGTCCCTATTATATTTAAACATCATCTTTCCTAAACATTGTTTCTGCGTGATCTTTTTTAAGTTCCGTTACTCTATTAGTAGAATTAGTTGATAAAACATCATGTACAGTTGCGCGCGCTTTATAATCTTTACCTGTAACAATATCATCTATTATTGTTGCTATTATTTCTCTGCCTTTATTTTCCAAACTTGCGCTCTTTCTTATTTAGGTTATAAAGACCTTTCAATGATTTTTCACCTGTAAGCATTTCAGGTTTAACATTTTCTCCACTGTTTTGCATTCCTTGTGATGTTGCTAATCCCTGATCCTGTCCTGCGGCAGTAAATGGTTGTCCTCCTGTATTTGGATCAGCTCCAGGTACAACATTAATTTTATTTACTGCTGGAACTGCCGGCGGCATTCCTGATTGAGGTGGGTATTGATCGCCTTCACCTTCTGCTTCTTTTTCCTCTTTTTTAATTTGTTTTTCAATATTCTTTTGTTCTTCAGGTGTAAGTCTAAGAATCTTATCTTTAACAAATTGTTTAGAATAATAATTTCCAACTAATTCTTCTACATCTCTCATCATATTTAATCTATCACCCATTAACTCTTGTTCTTTCAATTCAGCAAAATGATTATCGGCTGCATAATTGAATCTAAGAGTTTCTTTTAATTTAGGCCATTCAGATGTATGAATAATATTTTTAAGAATTAATTGTTTTTCCATTATTTGATAAAACAAATGGGAAAACCTTATTCTAATTCTATCAATAAATCTTGAAAATTTTAATTCATCTCTACTAATTTCTGATGCTCTACCTAAAACAAAAGGGGTATCAGCTTCTAATCGTGACAAAGGAACATTTAATGATTGATATAGTTTCCTTCTAAAATAATCTACATCTTCCATTTCACCTAGATTTTGTCCTCCGGGTAAAGTAGAAATTTCCGTTCCTCTTCCGCCTTCTCTTCGTGGAAGCCAATAATCTTCCAACATTGACTGATGCCTTCTATCATCTTTTACTTCACCAGTTGATGCATTATATACTAATTTATTTTTATACCGAGTCATTATATCTTTAAGATATTGCTCAGCTTTTTGTTTAGGCAAGTTACCTACATCAATATAAAATATACGTCTTTCGGGCGCTCTTGCTATTCTATAAATTACAACAGCATCTTCCAACATCCTTAGTTGATTTAACGACTTAATGGCTTTATGTAAATGGGAAATAACATACTTCTTATCTTTTGTCATTATACCTGAATGAGCCATAATGATAGAATCAGTAGCCACCTTAACGCCCAGTTGACTTGGGGTTAATAATCCTTTTTCATTAAACAAATAATATTCTTCAAATTTAGGCAATTTGAATTCTGACGGTGTTTGTCTTGGGTCTGGAATTATTTGTCTAACTTTTTTAATTTTAAAGGAATCAATTAATCTTAATTCTTGAATACCTTTTTCAGTATTTTTTGGATCTATCATTGCATGATAAAAAATCCTACCTTCAATATACCATCTCTTAAAAATATCATATGCTTGATTATTAAAATCAAGTAATTTTAAGACAAGTTCAAATTCATCTGTAATTTTATCTTGGAGATTTTTTGATAGGCCGGTATGTGTTAGATCTAGGTCAACAGGACTTCGCGCTTGATTAGTAATTATGGCTTCTTGAATAATATTTTCAACAGCCATATCACATTCGGGATGTTCACCCATATCCCTATATTTCATAATTAAGTCGGCATCTGTTTTTGCTACCGCGTCTAAATCAATGTAGGTACCGAAAGCGCCACCTGCTGAAGTGGCCTCAATAGCGCCTTCTTGATTTTCGGGGAAACTAAGAGCCGGTAAGTCCTGACCCTTTTCTCTCTCTATATTAAATCCAAAAAGTTTCATAATATATTTCTATTTAAATGTTCTGAATGCAAACTACTTAATATTTGCTTCTTTGTGCGTATAGTAATCATACTGCCAATCTACCGTGAATTCTTGAATTGTATTCCCTGAATCCCAACTAAGATCTATAGCTGATATGTTTGATGGCCATGCACCGATGATTGTCCATTTTTGATCATCTGTTCCATCTTTTTTATACATTTTTAATGTCATTTGGGTCGTATATTTAGACCTGGAACTAAAAATGTCCTTTGTAGCCACATTTCCTTTATGACTATTAAGTAGCACCATCCATTTTTCAAGTGCGGCCTTCAGAGTGTGACCTTCATCATTAACAACTGTGGTTGATAAAGCGGGAAATTCTCTACTCTCTCCTGCAACTTTTACTTGACGGCCAAAATAGGGTACTTCAATTGGGGATATCATAGAAGGAGGAATCTGAGCTCCCTTACACAAATATTTCCAATCCGAAGTTGCGCCGCCACCGGGAACGGTTCCCAAGGTCATTTCCATGAGATTGGTCCTGGCGCCACCACCGATTAATTTGCTTGTGAATGCACTTATTGCAAAATCTGCCATGTTTAAAATCCTTATGTTGCGGTTGTCACCTGTGAGTGTTCCCAATAATCATAAGCCCAAGTAACTGTGTATTCCATTATCGAATCGTTTGGATCCCAATTAACATCAATTTGATCCAAGGAAGTAGGAAAACAATTTTCAAACTTATATGTTTGATCGGCCGCTCCAGTTTTACTATATGTGTTCACACTCATATCTGCGATATAACCTGTAAGTTTATTTAACATTGTAGAATCGCGGACGTTGCCTGAATGTGAATTTAATTTATTCATCCAACTTTCTATTTGGTTTCGGATTGCATAACCTTCATCATTTATAATGGTTGTGGTTAAATCCTCAAAAGTTCTATTTCCTGGAATTTTTACTGCTCGACCAAAATAGTTTACGGTTGTAATGCCCAAAGCATTTGCCGGAATTTGCACACCTTTACACATAAAGACCATGCCTGGGCTTGTTCCAGTTGTTGACGTATCGCCTTTCATAGCAATTGATACATCGAAAAGGGAAGCTCTAGCTCCCCCTTTAGTTAGTTTTGATATAAAACTATTTACTCCATCTACTACAAATGCCATTTAAACCCCTAATATTATTGTATAATCATTTCTATTTATACAGCATTAACAACTTCTTCAAAATCTACACCACTTCGTACTGCAACAAAGTTGAGCAAGATGAAGTTAATTGATTTCGTAGGTTTAATGAATATGCTACCAATAAACTCATTTCGATCTATAACTTCTTGTGTATTATTTGACTCGTCACAAACTACAGAAAAATCTGTGATTCCACCTCTTCCTTGAATATCTCTGAGAAATGGTTCTACTGACGAAACAAAAGATGATCGTGTGAAATCATCGTTGAACTCAAACATTGAGAACTGTGCGAAATTAGCAATGGATTTTTCCAAAGTAATGAACAATCTACGTACATTAATTCTATCAAACGCCGAAGGTTTGGCTAATAATGTTTTATCACCAAACAATATATGTCCTTTACCTGAAAAAGAAACAATTGGATTTACACCATTTTTATAAAGATTGTCTCTTTCTGTTTTATTAGGATTCCATGCTAGACGTGCAACATTTTTTACTTGACCTCTATTGAAGCCAGCTGGTGAAAAGAAAAAATCTCTTTCTAATGTTGTTCTTACAACAAGACCAGCCACATCTGGATTTAACGGAACATATCTAAACGTATCATTATACTTGTCATATTGATATTTCCATCCAGAATCTATAACTGCATAAGAAGTGCTAGGTAAAAGATTTCTGAAATCATTAATTGCTGTAACTTCCCCACCGTCATTATTAACAACATCACTTTGCTCTGGGCTAATAAACACCATGCAATCTTTGCGGTTTTCCGCAATATTACTAATTAAGTAACTTGCAACTGTGGAAGAACAAGAACCAGCAAGTATTAATGAAATATCTATATCTTCTGCAGATTTAAATTTATCAAAGCCGGTAATTGTGATTGCATCAGTTAATGTTTGTCCATCAGTACCACCCGTCATACTTGCATTAACAGTAATTCTATTTGCTGTATATGCAGGTTTTGAAGCGGAATTCGCTGATGTACCCCATGCGCCGGTATTAGGTGATGCACTTGCCGCACCTCCTGTTGGATGTTTCATCCACCAAATATATTTAGATTGTCTATTAATAGCTTCTTTATAATAAAGAGCTTGACCATCTTCTGATTTAGCATCTGAAGCAACGGATAAAGCTGGGAATGTTTCTAATACTGTTCCCTTAACACCTGTCCATTCTCCGTCTTCATCTACTATAACTACATGAACTTCATCTTGTGTTACACCTCTTCGAGTTGCAAAATCCGAGGTAAGTGGTGCATAATCAAATACACTTGAAAATTCCCACTCTCGTGAATATGCAATCGAACCAGCAATTGCTGTAGAACTTGGTGATATGGCTGTTTTCAAAGTCGCGCTTGTATTACTTGTAATAGATTCCAACTCATGTGTTTCGCCATTAATTGTAATCTTATCACCTACTGTAAACTGTACGTCAAAGTAAGTTCCTGTTCCTGTCAGTACTTTTCTTGCAGCATCGGCAACTTGAGCGGTTCCCATCATAGTTGTCGCCGGTTCAGCAAATTGTGAATTTATTTGTTTTGTATATGTTGGTGTACCGGTAATCGCAGTATTGCTTGCGGATTGCACAGTCATTGAAGTGTCTGATGCAATAGCAGTTACTAAGAAATAGGTGCCTGCCGCATCATGTTTAATTATATCGTTAACTTGTAATTCTGAAGTAAACAATGTTGTTGTTCCTGAAACAGTTCCTTCTTGTCCAGAAAAGGCCGTTGTCATGGTTCCTGTTATTGCTACTGCGGCAATATCGGCTCCACATAATCCGACTTTAAGTGAATTACCTAATTCCCCTGCATATTTTGCTGCGAATTCTCCGAAATTATCAGAGGCTCCGGATCCACCAAATTCAGTGTAATATGTATTGTAATAGGTTTCACTACTTTTAATTAAGACAGTATTTGCCGCATCTGTCGTTGCGTTCTCTGCTGATGAATTTGCTACTCGAACAACATTTAAATTTTGACCATAGGCTAAGAAGTTCGCCGCTGTGAAAAAAGATAAATATGTTGAAGAGTCAGGCTTCTGGAAATTTGCTACAAGTAGATCTTCACTGCTTATGCTAACCAATTGGTCTAGAGGTCCCCAGCGAAAAGCCCCAGCAAAAGCACCTGCAGTTGTTCCAGTCTCAGGTACAATTGTAGTTAAATCAATCTCACGTGTAACTACACCTGGACTTACTGTAAATGCCATCTTCTTCTCCTATAAATCATTAAGTTCATGTATTATTAGTTACTAAGATTATTTATAAATAAACGGGGTTCAGAAAAAAACATTGTGGCCTGTGTCTTCTAAAATTCTATCAGTCCTATCTACTTGCCATCTATTTCCTTCATTATCTACAATCTCTTCTTCCTCTGATCCGTCATCTATAATACCAAACGGTAAATAGCTTTCTTCAATTTCTTTCATTTTCTCTGAATACATCTTTTCACGTAAATCAACATTTGTTAATTCTTTATAATATTCTTGATTAGTTAACCATGCAAAGATAACTAACGTGATTACTAAATCATCATGATGTCCTTCTTCAGCTTCATATGAATCTTTCTTAGCGGAAAAAGAAGTGAGTTCATATATTACATCATAATCTGTTATAATTAATTTATCTTCTTCGATTAAGTTTTGTAATGTGGCGCAGCCTAGGCGTTTAACTTGTTTAGTAGTCCTTACGCCGTATTGTGAATTCTTACCAAAGCCACCTCCTAGTTGTTGACCACCTCTTCCCTTCCAGGTCATCATCATCATATTTTCATATTCTAAATCTTGATGTAAGGTAATTGCCACCTGTTCACCTATATCATTTACTTCAACTAATACATATGCCTCATTATAATGTCTGGCTACCTTATAAATTACGTTAGGATATAATAACGGTGATATAGTATCACATCTATATTTTGCTACAAGTTTATAAGGAACCTCAGTCGAATCTATAACTGTGAATGCAGAATAATCTAATCCTTGTCCTCTGGCTGTATCAACAACTAAAGTATATGAATGTTTTTCTATTGGATTTTCGAATATATCTATAAAATCTTGTGAATGTATTGGTGTCTTAAAAGGCATGGATCTTAATTTAGATCCTGATATAAGTGTTTGTGTACTACCAACAAATTCTGTTTCGAATTCTTGTGAAAATTGTCTTTCACTAGTATTTCGAATGGTCTCTTCTTTCCATTTGGCATCTCTACCGGGAATTTCAGACCAATGAACTTCAATAGGTAAATAATTACTTCTTTTTTCTTCCGAATCTACCCACATCTTATAAAACTGATTCAAACCAAGTGGAGTAGATACTATAAAAACCTTAGTGGTTTGACCAGAAGAAATAGTAGGATAAACTGAAGTAAAAAATTCTTCTGCTAATTCTTTTGGAACGTGAGCAAACTCATCCAAGAAAATTATATTAAAAGATGATCCCCGGATTGCAGATGATGATGTAGCTGCAGCCAATACCTTTGAACCATTCTCTAATTCTATATTACCTTTATTCCATGCTAATATACCTTGTTGTAACCACATAGGTAAATTTTCATAAGATAACTTTAATCTATCTAATAATTCTCTAGCGAGAGAACCTTTATTAGCCAGAATACCTACATGTACATTTTCATTAAAAAGTATGTAATGTAAAAAGAAAGCAATAATAGTAGTAGACTTACCTGATTGCCGCGGCATCTTACAAATCACAAATCTATTATTGTGAAATGTTTTTACCATATTCTCTTGAAAAGGGTAGAGATTGAAATCTACTAATCCCCTATCAACATGAATAATTTTTACATATTTTTTAATGAAATAGACTGGATCATCATGACATTTTATATATTCTGCTAACTGTTCCTCAGTAAATTCAACTGGAACATTAGAAGATTTTAATTTGGGGTTACCAAGATAATGTGTGCTAGGCATTTAGCTGTTTAATATTTTTTTCCAATCAGTGGCACCATTTCCATCTTTAGGAATATCCTTCATAAACTCTTCTCCTGAAGTGGATTCCGGCGTTCTTTTCCGAGTTACTACTCGTGTTTTGGTAACAGTGTTTACCATAACTCCACCATCACTGCTCCAATTTTTTCTATGTATAATATTTTCTTGAACTTTAATATTTTGAGACATCACATTCCTTATTTATGGCTAGACTTATGATTTGCCATTGCCGCTCTTGCTCGTTTCATTCTAGCAGGTTCATCTCTTTTAACTTTTCTTTTGTGAACTATCGTTTTTCTATTTACTATAGCCTTTTTCATTTCTTTCCACTTTTTTCTTTTAAGCATTCCACCTGCACCGCTAGCTTTCATAATCGCAGCAGGAATTACTTCTCTTTGTGCTCTCTTCAAAGCGGACTTTTGAATTTTGCCTGCAGTTTTTCTTTTTAACTGAGACCTTTTCTTTTTTCTTTTAACTGAAGCTAATTTATTTTTCCGTTTAGCTAATCTACCCAATTTTTTCATTCTGCCAACATATGCAGCTTGGGTTTCTTTTTCGTCTAATAAATCTTCTGTTACTTGATCTTCGGTGAGTTGTTCAGTCCATTCGATTAGGTCTTCTAATGTTATTGCATCTTCTTCAAAATCTTCTTCAATTTCTAATAAAATATCTTCATCTAAAGATTCATCATTTAAATATTCATTAAATTTTAACATATTAACCTAATTACCTATTAACTGTTGAATAACTGCGGCAACTATAGTACCTATAATAGCAACAGCAGTAGTTATTATTATTCTATTTTGTTTAAAATGTTGTTCTATTGATAAAGCTTTCATTTCATCCATACTATCTTTCATTTTGGAAATTCTTTCGTGAATAACAGAATTACTTTTATCAATAGTATCTTGTAATTGTTGATACTTCTCCTCCAAACGCCGATACCTTTCCGCGCATAAGTCCACATGGGCCTCTAAGTTTTCTTTTTCTAACATAGTAGTTTTCTTATGTTTCGTTCTATTTTTAGTTGCTACCATTGGTTATTTGTGTCCCTTCTTTATGCTCCGGGTCGTCTTTATCTTTAAACCAGTAGTCTGTTGCTTTACTGAGCACCGCCACATATGCTCCGGTCATAATATTTATTAGATCGCGGGAAGCCGTCGGCAAGTCTTCCATAAAGAGTAACCATATTAAAAATAAAAAAGTTAGTACCACAATTAGGGACAATGTAAATCTTGCCCACCAATTCATTTTCTTTCGGCGTTCTGTTCCTTCATATTGTAATGCTTTCACTGGATCACTTTCCCATAATTTTTCTTCAGATTGATGAATCAATTCATTTCTAGTATTTATTTTATCATCACTTTGACGATTTTTTCTACTTAATATTGTCATTTTTTTCCGCCCTTTATATCAATATTTATAGTTTTAAATTCCTGCGAATTTATTTCAACAATGCCGGTATGGGTATAATATCTGCCAAGAAACTTCCGACCGATCCTTGAAATAAGAATACCATTATAGCAGCAAACATTCCCCAAAGAAAAGCAGTGTAAG